GAAGGCTCTGCACCACTAGCGAAACATTGTTGTTGAACATCTTTAACCATAGCTTCGGTTAAATCTCTTCTAGTTCCATTTGTTCTAGCAGCTGAATCAGAACCATTTGCTCCATCAGACGCTTTATTGACGTTTGATGAATAAAAGGTTTCTAAAGACCTTGTTTGTCTTGCTGTTGAAGCGTTACCTGCATTTTTAGCAATATTCTGAACAAGAGCTTCTTCCATATCTCTTTTAAGAGCTTTAGCCATGATAGCTAATTGGTGAGCCATTTCAGAATTTTTGCCAGCTGCATCTGATGCTTCTTGCGATCCTGTTACTGTTGCATCTCTTGAAGAGATCATACATACATTACTTATCCTTGATGTAGCTGTTGAAGATGATCTTGATAATTCAAAACCTTCTAACTCTCCTGTTGAGGACGGAGTTGGTAATACTTCAGTTTGCCAATCAAAGACAACATTATTTACGTTTCTTTTTCCAACACTTGACAGAAACGGTGTTTGCATAGGAGAGATGTTATAGATTAAATCTGATAAATCTTCCTTATCAGCCGTTGCTGTATAAGTGTCAAATGCGTTAGTCACTTTTGCCATTTTATTTTTCTCCTTAGGCTTATGCCTTTATTTTTTATTTAATAGCTGTTCAAAAACTTTTGCTGCGTCTTTGGTTTTACCCGTCTTACGCAACTTTTGTCGTAGTTTTTTTTCTGGAGCAACTGATACTTTTCTAGTTGATGAACCTGGCTTACCAGCACGAATTGATGCTTTTTCTGTAGGCTTTCTCTTTGTTGCCTCTGCTGTTTGACTTTGTAGCCATGCAGATCGCAAACCAAGTAAAGCTCTATAATCATACACCTGATCCATTTCTTCAGATGAATAACCTAAAACATTAATCGCATATTCTCTGATTGCAGTTTTTTCTTTACTTGCAATCTTTTCGTCAGACCATTCAGGTATAAGTTCCAAAAGTTTTTGTTGTCCTTGTTGGACCATTTGCATAATCTGTTCTTGCTTTTTTGCTAAAGATTCTTTTTGAATCCTTTGCTGTTCAGCTTGTACAGCTTGCAACCTTTCTTTCTTTTGATCCCATAACTGTTTTTCTCTAACGTATGCGATTGGATCATCTTCGCTTAACTGTTGCCAATCAGGTTCATTCTGCAAATCGCCTTTTAGTTGCGCTTCCATTTTAGGAAGTAACTCAGAATAAACTGCGTCTTTTTGAGAAATCTCAGATTGCTGTTGCTCAATAGATTTTTTCTGTTGAGAAAGTTCTTGAGTTTTTCTCGTATAATCTTGTTGTCTTGAATAACCTCTTTGAAGTTCCTCAAGCGTGACCTCTTGTTCTATGCCATCAATTTTGACTTTATAAAATTGAGGTTGCTTTTCTTCTTCAACTTGTTCTTCAAGCTCTTCTTCTTGAGGACTTTCATCCTCTTCTTCAGAAACTTCATCCTCTTCTTGAGGATCTTGTTCTTCTTCTATTTCTTCAACTTCCTCTTCAACAATCTCTTCTTGGTTTTCTATTTGCTCTTCCTGAGTTTCCTCTTTCGGAGATAGATAACTTTCAAAAGACTTCACGTTTTTTTGGAAGTCGGTTTGTAATGCAGTCGGTTTTTCCGTTGTTGCCATTTAAAACTCCTTAAATAGTTTTAACTAATTTTACAATATAAATGGTATTTATGTGAAGTTATTTGACTTTTTTTAGTTTTTCGGCTTGAAATTTAGATATTTTTCCTTTTTCAACAATAATTCTTAAATGCTTTTCTATTTGTGGTAACAACAATATAGCTTTGTGTATATCTTCTCTTAAAGAAACAGCATCAACATCAATATTATTTAACCAATGTTGTATGTATTCTTCTTTTAAATTTTGTAAGGCTTTTTTAAAAACTTCACTTTCTAAAATTTGTTCGGCTTGTTGGCCATCAAGAATTTTTTGTTGTTCAGACATTAGAATAGTAATTCAACTGTTCTGGTGTAAGTTGTCTTATTTCACCAGAAGGCAGCCTATAAAACCCACCAAAATCTTTAGCTATTGATATCTTGTCACCAAAATCAAGATCATCATAAGTATCACCCTGAGGAACTGGAAAGAAAAGAACATCTACTCCTGTATCTTCGGGTGCTGGTGCTGGTGCTGGAGCTGGGGTTGGAGGCGGTGCAACTACTGGATCTGGTGGTGGTGGCGGTGGTGGTGTTATTGATGGTGTTCCTGGTAGTAATGAAAAATTAATATCAAAAACACTTCTACCCATAGGCTGTGCTGTTGAAAACTCCATTCCTGGTTGAACTATTTGATCGAATGGCATACCGCCTGAAATTGCTGTTGCATATTCTAAGGCCTTTGATCCAATGATAGGACCTCCAGCAAACAATCCATCTGCTGCGGAAAGCATTTGGTCTGCTTTATATTGAGAAAAAAGACCACCTTGGCCATATAAATCTTCGTATGCTCTTTGTGTAGGATTCATTATTTAACTAAAAATTTATCTAATTTTTCCTCTAGTTTATCAAATCTATCCAATATTTGTGAAATATCATCTTTAACATCACCTTTTGTTGCGTATTTGCTTGGTATTTCTTCTCTTGTTTTATTAATCAATATATCAACCCTTTTAATTTCTGAAGAATTTTGTCTAATGCCATACATCAATGGTGCTAAAACTAATGTTATAAAAATGTTCCAAATAATGTAAGGACTAAAATCCATTAATAACTCCAAATATATGGTCTGATTTTATCATATTTTTCCCCATGCATATCCAAATGTATAAATCTATCCTTGCCCTTTTGACTAACACCTATACCAGTAAAACCAAAAGAAGGAGCTAAAGCTACCAATTCATAAGCTTGCATACCACTTACCAAAATATCAACTGCCAAACCTTTTGTGTGCATACCTGGATTTTTTTTATTAATTTCTACAGGATGGCTTTCACATCTGTAACCAGAAGTTATGATAAATGGAAAATCACATTCAGTTCTTAGTTCTTGTAATTTATCAACAAAATTATTATCAATAAAATTATAGCCACAATGCTTACAAGCAAATTCTTCTAATTTAAAATTTTCCCAACTCATTTTGTTAAATCGTTTTTCTTTTCGTAAGTTCTTAAACCACCAAGCCCCAACATGCCGAGCAAGATAGTCATTAATGAACTCATATCAAACTCTGGAAGATCGTATGAAAGCCCTGCGACAGATAACGAGAATACCGCAATGGGCGAGATAATAAAATGGTAGCCGAGTGCAAGCGCACAAATCCAGCCCACACAAGGTCGCCAAGACGCAACAAACCAATGACGGGATTGTGCTTCCATCTTATTGACTTCAATTTGAGCAAGATTCGCTCTATGTAATTCTGTTTTAAGTTCATGTTGAAGTTTTGCTTTTAAATCTTTATCAACAACAAACTTATCAAGAATGTTAGTGATTGGACCACTAACAAGATCTATAAGTTTGTTGGACATTTTATTTTTTATGGACTTTTACTACATCAAAAGAAATAGAAGTCTTTGCACCCTTATGAGGTTTGTAACCGCCTTCAGGATTTTTCATAAGTTTTATATTTTTGCCATCAACCATAAAATGATAGCCCTTTGGTGCTTTTACAGATTTTTTCATTTCTTTTTCTTTTTACGCAATGCTTTTAAATCAGCAGCAGTAATTTTTTTTCTTGGTTTAGCAACTGCTGCCAACTTCTTTTGTTTTGGTGAATATTTGCTAAATGGCATTATTTAAAAATTTTAAAATTTAATGCTAATTTATTAACAAAATCTAAAAACTTACCAATCCATTGATCGTCTTTTGGACTTGGTGTTGCTGCTGCTACTATTGAGGCAACAGATATTATTATGCTTATTGTTACGAATAAATCGTATAGCCAATCAAATATAAACATTATTTGCTCCTTTTCTTTTTACCTTTTTTCTTTTTAGGTTTTCCGTAATTATACATTATGTACTCCTTTTCTTTTTGGGTCTTAGTAAGTCTGCATCTGCTTTTCTTGCTCCACCTTTGCCTGTAGCAAAAGATCTAACTCGTCCTGCAGCCCATTGATGCGCTGACACCTTTGGCCTAGAACCTGATGAATAATAAGCCCCAAGACCACGTTTATAAACTTTTTCTAAAGTTCCTTTGGATATACCGCTAGACTTAGAATATTTATCTATAACAGCTTTTTTACTCACCCCTTACTCCTTAACTTAGATATTCTGTTCATCATAGCTGGAGTAAGTTTTCCTGCTTTATATAGTTTAGCAGTTTTTAATATTTCTTGTTCTCTAGCACGAGGATTTTTTGCACCTTTTACATATTTTTTAGGTACACCCTTTTTGGTTTTAGCTACTCTTTTGAATTTTCTTTTTATCATCGTTTTTATCTTTTCTAATAACTTCGCCTTCAGCTTGAATTTTTATTTTTACTTTATCTACCATTTGCTACAACTCCAATATCTAGCTGTTAATTTATCAGGTGGGTTAGTATCACATTTATGTCTAGCACGAAATGATTTACGTCTGGCTGGTATATTTTTTTTAATCTTCATATCAGGATCACCAAAACGAATTAACTTTACCTTATCTCCTTTCTTGGCAAGCACAGCAAATTTTTTAGATTTGTTAGGTGTTCTTTTAGGTTTGTTATAACCACTAAATCTTTCACCTCTGTATGTAATAGCCATTAATGTATTATCCTTCTTTCAACTTTTACTATTTTTGAATATTCATCTACCAAACCACCAAACATAACAATAGCCATATCTATAGCTTGGTCTTCATCTTCAGCACAAATATCATTAGCTATGTATAACTTATCACCCTCTTCTATTTCAATATCAAATATTTTGTGTTGGTACATTTCTAAATAATCCTTGTGCTTGTGATTTTTGAGCCTGTCTAATTAATTCTCTATCTCTTTCCATAATCGCATTTATCTCAGCGATATTTACTTGTGTACCATACTTAGCTTGAAGTTCTGCTGCTTTAAGTCTAAATTGAGCTTCTTCAATATCTCTCTGCCTATCATCATCCATAATAATTTTCATACGATCTGTTTCAGCATCAATGATTGCTTTTTGTGCCTGTACTTGTGCTTTTTGTGCTTCTGCTTGTGCAAGCAGAGCTGCTGGATCAGGTTGTTGTGGTTCTTGTGGCACGGGTGGTTGTGGCGGTATTTGAGTGTTTACAAAACTATTAACATCTTTAAAGCCTGCCATTTCAACTAATTTAGATAAGGTGTTAGCGTATTGTTGTAAATTTACCAAAGGATTATTAGGTCCTAATGTTTGCAATATTTGTTCTTGCTTGCCCGCTAGTTGTGATAAAAAGCCCAACTTTTCTTCATCTGATGATTTTGATAAAGCAACATTTACAACTATATCTTTGTTGTTATCCCAATATCTTGGATCAACAGGTATAAATTTATTATTCAATCTGAAAACATCTTGAGCATCTTGATGTTTGATAACTAAATTATTTACTAAGCTAAATAATTTTTTCAAACCACCCTCTGCGAAGTGTCTGCAAATCAATTCTATTCTGCCCTGTGCTGCGGACATGGTGGCTGTAACTGCTGCTTTGGTTGATGATTGTAAAGCATCTGCATTTAAACCTGCTGAAGCTTTTGAAACACCTGTTCTGTTTTCTTTGGCATCATCCAAATAACTTAAAACAGGAAAAGCTGCTTGACCAACAAAAGGTACGCTAAAAGGTTGTACCATGCCTGGCGCTCTCATTCTAATTGGCTGACCAATATCAGTATTTAAAACATCATCAATATTAACTTGCCCTTCAACAATACCCATTCTTGGAAAAATAGAATGACCTAAAGAATCAAGGGTATCTCTAACTATTTGCGACTTTGCAGCCTGTATTGGTTTGAGATAATCTGCTGGACAAGAACCAATGGCTGTATGTGGTTCTGGATCAGGGCAAAACATAACTATAGGCAATTCATCACATGGCTCAACATTGATAATGTGTAAAGCACCACCTATCGAGCAAACCTTTAGCAATTCATCTATACCATCATCATCTAGGTCGTAATGTACAAAGTGTTCAACATATAAAACATTTTTAGATTCACCAGCATCAGGGTAAGTCATGTTGTCATTTGGATTTCTGGCTTGCTGTTCTTCAAAAGCATGAGGATCTAAAAGATAACCACCCTCACCAGAGTATCTATCAATCTCTTCTCTGCTGTAACCCATAGCCACTAACTCTGAAACTGTTTTTATCATTCTGTGAGCTACATAAGAAGAATCATTGATAGAACGTGCATGGCGAGCAATCAAGATTTCTTCTGGTGGTACAGATTCTAAAATTACTTGATTTTTTGCTTTTACACGTCTTATCTTGACATCATATTTAACAGGTATTTCTTGTGTTACTTCTTCACCAGATACAGGATCAAGTGTGGTGATAGATTCTGTAGTTGCTGTTTCTTCTAAAATCTCAACATCTTTATCTAAAGCTAAAGCCTGATATTGTGGTGGTAAAATATTGGTATATTCATGTGTTGAAGTTGAAAGACTATCATCCCAATAGGCTTTCACATATCCTGTCTTTCTAACAAGGGCATCTTTAAAAGCATCATATAAAATTTGAAAGCCATTGTTTTTTTCTTGGACAATATAATTAATGTAATCGGTTTGTTGCTCTGCTATTGGTATATCTTCTTGGCTTTTTGGCACAAACTCGACAACCTTTTTTGTGCCAAAAAAAGTACGCATGATTTGTGGCAACATGAATAAAACAGTATCTCTGACATCTGTGGATATGTAATAAGACTGTAAAGAGCTGTGTGGCTCTGGTTCGTTACCTAAGTAGTAGTCTGTTGATTCTGCTCTTTCTTGGCCAACCACATTTGCATAATCTTCAGCATCATCCATTTCACCCTTGAGATAGCCTTTAAGATCATCAAAATTTTGTTCTTCGATTATTACTTCAACTTTTTCTTCTTCTTTTGCCATGTGTTATCCAACCCTTATTATTTTAGATTTTAGAGGTTTTCTGAAATTATACCCTAAATAACTCACTGTGCCACCACTCGTTGCACTTGAGGCCATAGTTAAGGCTAAAGCATCTGCTCGGTCTGGTGATTTAACACCACGCTTACGCATTTCCTCTTTACTTTCAATTTTTATTTTACCTGTTGAAGTATATTTATAACCAGGTGATGCTAATTCACGCACGAGTTCATCATCTTCGGGCAAACGACAATCACGAGCTTGCAACCAATCTTTTATCTTAAACCAAAGTTCAGCACGAAGATTAAGATAATTCTTTTTGCTAGACGGAGATTCAGCCACATTTATGCCACGCACGGGCATATTAAGTTCACGCAGACGATCAACCACGCCTGAACCTATACCAATAACATCAACCAATATTTCTTGTGGTTTTTCTAAAACAGTTGCATCATCATAGCGATTTTTAACTACGCCACAAAGTTGCATCAGATCCATTGAGGCAAATGTTTCGACCTCAAAAACTGTATTACCTTGACGAACACAAAGCGCAGAATTATCACCACCAAAACGAGCCACATCTAAACCCCAAACAATCGGCTCACTAGATGTTAAGTCAACATCACGACCAACTGCACCTCTTATCAGCTCCATTGGTATAACAGCATCATCATCAGCACGGGGGAACTCACCCATAACTTCAACTCTTGCGACAGTTGAATCTTCGCCATACTGTTCGATCATGCGTGTGAATAAAGCGGTATCTGTGCCTTCGACTGTGCGTGAATCTATTTGTTCGGTTTGCCAAAAAGATCTGTTCCCGTGAAAGCAATCATAAAAAGGTCCTGTGTTCCTACGTGGGTTGGAAAAACAAAACCAATATCTATCAGGCGTGGGTTCGGAGAAGAAACCTTCTGATACTGAGTAAATGGGTGCGGGAATACCTGATGCTTCATCCATGATTAAGCAGACACCATAACTAGAGTGAATACCTGCAAAAGCATCTGGATTTTCTTCAGACCATAACTGAGCTTGAGCGTAGTAATAGCCTGTGTCGATTTTTAAGTCACGCACGAGCGCTTCTTCAAACCATTGTGATGGTTTTATTGTAGTTGCTGTTTTACTAAACCAATGTGAGTTGAGTGCAAGCGTGAGCCATTTACCAAGTTCAGCCCAAGTTCGTGAGCGTAACTGTTGTTCGGTGTTAGCTGTAACGATTATGGTTGAGCCAAGTCTGGTTGATAACATCCATAAGATTAGCCAAGACACTAAAGCTGATTTACCAATCCCACGACCAGAAGCAATAGCCATACGAAACATTTGTGGATCAACACGACCTTGATTACGTTTTATATGTGTTGAAATTTTTTTCAAAATTTTTTCTTGCCACTTACGAGGTCCTTTAAAATCTTGTAGGGGGGTATCTTCTTGCCCCCAAGGGAAGATGTATTTAACAAACTTGTAAGGATCATTTTTTATTGTGGGTGTCCACACATCTAACATTAATTGTTTTTCTTGTTCTACTGGGTATTTCATTTTTTATTTTTGAAATATAGGCGGGTGTAATATCTTCTTATGATAGCTGCGAATGTTAATACCATAAGTTGAATTACAGTTATGGTTAATGCGTCTTGTGTGAATACCAAAGTAATAGCTATGCAAGCCCATGATAGTGGAAAGTTGAAAGCTGCCCCTAGTATTGTGTCTGTTACTGATTCTTCTAATGCCTTTTTGTCAATTTTCATAAAAAAATTATTTCAAGTGTTTATATATATGTACACCCCCGCATGGGGTGGCAACGGGGGGGTGACGCTGATATTCAGCGTAGGCGTTCCCGTTGCCTGTTGTGATAAAGAGAGAGAGAAACACAACATAATCACGCCTGGATATCGCTCTTGGTTAACTTCTTTTTAAGAAACTGCTCCTCTTTTTCTACTACTTCACCCTCAATAATCCTTTCCTGTGCGTTAGTGAGTAAATTTTTTAAATTTATTTGATGATTTACCTGAACCTGGTCGTTCCAGTTATCTGGATCTCTATTCTTTAACCAGAAAATCATTGAAGTTGTATCTTTAGATTGTGCTTTTTCAAATAATGCGTTTGTAATTGTTTCTAATGCTTTTGCTTTTCCTTTTTTTAATGCTGTGTCAAATTTATCATTATTACGTTTATTCCTCGCAATACTACTCAAAGATACTCCGAGATTATCTGCTATTTGTTTTTCGGATAAACCTAAGCCAGACCATTTTGTAATATTTTCATAGTCTTGCTCAGTAAATGTAATTCTTTTTCTGCCTGGTTTCCCTTTTTGTTTCTCTTTCACGCCTTTATTTTATAAGGTTTTTGAAAAAACATAGTATTAATTTAGTATTTAAAGTTGAAATGTGTGTTTTTGTGCATTAATATGGAAACATATTGGAATTAACCAATATATAAAAAGGGAGAAAATATGTTTTTATATGAAGACGACAACGGGCAGTTTTTTATATCTAAGTTCACTGTCGAATATAACGAGGACAGTCAAACTTATTCTGTGCGTTTATATACCAAAGACTTAGATGAAGATTTGGAGAAATATTTTGAAGTTGATGAACAGGAGTTCGCAACTTATGACGAGGTTTTAAACTTTCTAAAAAAGGAGGAAGTATGAAAATAAATATAAATATAGAAACCGCTAACTCAGCATTTTGGAATGGGTGTGAAGATTCCGAAAATCCAACATTTGAATATGCTGAAGTTGAAAGAATACTAAAAGAGATAATGCCAAAATTTGAATATAGAGATGCTGGAAAATGTATTGATATAAATGGAAATACAGTCGGCACATATACTGTAGAAAGAACAAGGGGGAAAAATGAGCAACGACAACCATGAAAACGGCTTAGTGTTATCAAAAGCTGAAGTCAAAATTCTTGACGAAGTAATAAACTCACAAATGTCTTTTACAGACCTGCGTGACGCATATAACGAAGATGGTAAGTATTGGACTGCTGACCAAATTAACGAACTAATGAACAAAGTCGGAGGCTCGTTATGATCAAATCAGATCTGAATGAAATAAACAAACGCAATGAGCAGAGGTTTAAAAATCATATGAAAAATGTTTATATGAGATTGAGCGGTGATAATAAATATTATTATGCTGACCAATGCCAAAAATTTATAAATTACTTTTTGAAACATGGTTTTAATAATCATAAAGCAAAAGATATTAAGGGCGTATCAATAGTTAATTGCACACATTACGGAGCAAGTATCAACGCAAGGCTTTCAAGCGGTGGCGAAACACACATAAAAACCTTTAACACCAAAAATGAAATGTTAGGTTTTATTTGTGGGTTTAATTTTTCGGTGGGAATACTTTTTAAGGAGGAGAAATGAGTAGCGCTTTAGACAATCTGCATGACTACGTTATATGTAATTTCACAGAAGAAGAAATAGATATTATTGTTTCTTGTGATGAAGATAAGGCCAAAAAAATTCGTAATTGGGAAAGCGACCTTGAAATATTTTTTAGAGAGTGTCAAGACGATATTTTTGAGTTTATTGCTGAAGATTTAGAATGTGTCAAAGCAAAAAACCCTATACATTGGATTTCCAAACTACAGGGCGCTGATGAAGTCACAAGTTTAAGGGATATTAAGTTGTTAATGGCTACAGCAGCAATTCAAGTAGCTGCTAGTCTTTACGATAAAGAAGGTAATGAAATAGAGGAGGAGGGAGCTTAACAGCTCCCATTTTTTTTAAGGGAGAAATTATGAATACATTAAAAGTTTTAAATCAAACCTATCGAAATTATTTAACCAATGAGATCGAAAAAATTGCTAATCCAAGAGGAAATTACACAGAGAAACAAAAAACAAAACTCTACAAGTTGCATGAGTTGAGAAAAGCGTATGATATGAAAGTGTGTGATTTAATGCACAATCCTAAAAGTCTTAAATTATATTTAAAACAAATGGAGAAAGAGGTATAACTAATGGAAAGAATCATAAATAATTTTATTCGTGGGGTGAAATCTTTTTTGTTTAAAAGAAAGATGGAACTGAAGTATAAGAAACCATACAAGGAGATATTGTGTGCGGAAATTGAAGAAGTTGATTTGATCATATCTAATAAAATTTTTGAGGAGGTGAATAATGAAGAAATCATATAGTTTGCTAGAGTTAGCCAAACTGCCGTTATGTTGTATGTGTTGTGGTAGTAGAAATGTTGATACTACTACAGATACTTGCTTGTCTTGTGGCTCGACTGAGGGTTTATGGGCAGATGAAAGAACAGATGAAGAATATGAGGAGGTGAATGATGAGTAGAGATTTAGATATATGTGTGTGGGATATACAATTTTGCAAGAAAGACGAAGATGGCAATGAACTTTTAAATGATGATGGAACTGTAAAACTATTTCAGTTAAAAAGAGAACATGATGTTTCTTTTATTGCAGAGGGAACAGACCACGAAGATTTAGAGGAGATGAATGATGAAAAAATATAGATTGACAGCTACCTTACCTGTTGTTGTTAATGCTTATGTCGAAGCAAAGTCTATTGATGAGCTTTGGACAAAAGTAGAAAACAAACAAGCTATATGGTTCTCAAGTGAGCATGATAAATCTTTTTTACATAATGAAGATATATATGATTATGAATTAGAGGAGAGTGAATGATGACTGCTGAGATAATAATATCGTACTTACTGTTTGTATCAATAGCAGTAGGTTTTGCAGTTTGGTTTAATAGTGAGGGGGAAGAATGAGCGAACTAAATCTTGATACCAAATTAAACGTAAAAGAAATTAAATTAAAACTTGATGACCTATATATTAAAAAATATGATGCCCAAAGAGTTTTAAACGCTGACCAGGATTACATAAGTTTAAAAACTTATAATAATCTTTACGCTAACGTATTAGATATAGAAATTGAAATTGATCGCTTAAAAGATCTTTTAAATAAAACTTTATAAATCATGTTAGAAAATGTCATAATATTTTTGCTTGTATGGTTAGTAATACAAGTTTACTTTTATTTTGAAGATAAGGAGGAGTAATGACTTTAAAATATGAAATACAAGAATTTCAATACAATGAAAATTTATCATTCCAAAGTAATTTTGAAACTTGGTTTAGATTAGATACCAAAGAGAGAGAAGATTGGAACGATACACCCTTACACATAGAGGACGCTTACGATAAATTTGTTCGTTACTACGGACAGTTTAACGTGGCGTAGTGTTTCTCCCCCAAAGGGAACTCTTAACCTCTATAAGAGTTCCCAACCCAACCAATAAAAAATGTTTTTTACCACTTGGCTGAGATTTCCTCAAACGTACGCCAGGTTTATCTTCTAACACCAACCAAATAATATTCTTATCTATCAATTCAGCGATAGCACGTCCGCACGTCTTACGATTAACACCAACCATTTTGGCGTAATAATCAATAGCGTCATGGCTAGAACAAGTTTCCCACCGCCAACGCTCGCATAAACTCCATAAAATTAGTTTGGCACTCACGCTTAAATTTTTATTGCCCGCACGGGAACGATACCAACGCCAGACGCACGCACGCACGTCCGCAAAATCTTTTGGCTCACTAACATGACTATGATACAGATAGCCGTCATTCTGATCTGTTTCTGTATTTACTAGCCACCAATAATTTTTCTCTCTTTTTCTCATGCTCTTCTACTTTAAGAGAGAAAAATTGCTTTAGCAATTTTCTCTCTCTATATACATATGACTATGTATATGGATATATGGGTAAGTTTTACTAGGTCTATGTCCGTAACTTACTCATACTATGTCCGTAACTTACTCATACTATGTCCGTAACTTACTAGGTCTGCTTTTTTGCCTTTAGTCTTTTTCCAATTCTTTTTGTGCGGTGAGTTGAAAATTTCATCCCATCTTTTTTGCATTTCTTGGTCTGATATTTGGCTTTTTCTTCTGTCGCTACCCTTACTCATACTTCGTTACCCCAACAATCCCAACCTTCAAATTTTTCTCTTGCAAAGAGTTCTATTCGTGGGCTATAACTCATTGATTCAATCATTTTTCTTGCTTCTATTGGTTTTTGGGAGTGTTTTCTTTTAGGACTAACCAACAAACTACTAACATTTCTTCTAATTGGTTTTAAATTTCCCTTAACACCAAATAAACATAATTCGTGTTGTCCTCTAAAATAATAACCAATACCAAAACTATCTTTAGCCCAAACAAAATTTGTCACATATCTGAAACCCCATTCTTCCATTACTTCAATACCATCTTTGAGAAAATTGTTTGTCACCCACAAATAGAGCCAACAATTATCATCTGCAATATCCTGGACGGGCAGTTTTTTTATAGCCTCTGTTTTCATTAAAGGATAGTGCCTATCAGCCCCCCTTTTAATTTTACCCCCCCCCACTTCATTCCAAGCTGGATCACAATAAATAGTTTTGTATTTTTTATTGGGAAAAGGAATCATTATCCTTGCCCCACATTAGGTTTATAACTTCTTCTAAAGTTTTTATTCATTGTTGCTGTGCCAACATTTCTTCTGCCTTGTGAAGTCTTCTTACCCCTGACACCACATACAGGCACATGAGCATTGCTCAAACCAAACTTAGTTTTTTTAGGCATTATGTTATCTCCCTATTTACACTCTCATAAATCCAATCAGGAATATGTATCAGTTTTGTTTTTGCACCTGTCGCCAAATACATATCTATAGCATTCTCAAACATGTTTCTATATTGCTCTCTCTTTATCCAACACTCATCTACTTTAGATTTAATTTTACAATCTTCTCGCCAAGACTTGTCAAGGTCAATCTCTTTGTAAAGTATCATTTGATTTCACCTAATATGTGTTTAATAACCTCAACTGTCCAACCATTGCCAAGCATCTTGTATCTTTGAGTATTGCTAACACCATCTGTATAGTTGTCTGGCACAGTCTGTAATCTTTCACATTCAAGAGGTGTTAGTTTTCTCCAGGTTAACTCTTCATCAACTACCACACTATCCTTGCCAACTGTCGTGATGGCATTTGATTTATCATCCTTGCGTAGTTCTAGCATTTGTTTAGTTTTATTAGCAACTGAGCTACCATCACGATCCATGCGCTTACCATCTTTATCGTAAGCTCTACCACGAAAAGCACCACCTGTTACTACCTTCGGCTCTCTGTTACCACCACCCATAGTATTTAATGTCGGAGATTTACCTTCTGGGCTATAAACTCTTTTTAAAATATCGTGACCACTTATGTCGGCAGCTATGCCAACTTGTTTTGGTTTGGTTTCAACCAAAGCATTACCCACGCCAGCAGTACCACCCGATTGTGAGGACAGAGTAGAAGATTTACCATCTTGTGAGTATATTCTATTACCTTGTCCACCATCTTTAATACTACCAACTTGTTTTGGTTTGGTTTCTTTAAAATAATTATATGGCACTCCTTTGTGCCAGTTTTCTGTTATGGTAAAAGACTTTTTCTTATCTGCTGTTTGCTCGTATCTATCTGCTCTTCTTGCTCCTGCTTGTTGCCATTTATCATTGCCTCTTTCCATATATTCTATTGATTTCTTACCATGATAAAATTCGTTGTCCACATCATTTTCTAATATATCTCTTAGTACAATACCTCTCTCTTCTGGTTGTTTTATATTTGGAATATTTGTCCAATAAAACCTCTGCCTCGATTGGGCGGAAAGAAGAGAAGAATTTATCAAAATAGGTTGTATGCCAAAAGTAATCTCTGGATAACACTCTGATACTTGCTGTGAAATAATATCTACAAACTCTTTCTTCATTCTGACATTCTCTAATAAAAAATACTTAGGCTTGATTGCTTTGAGCATGCGAATAAACTCAAAAAACAATGCAGACCTTGGGTCATCAAATGCTAATTGTTTGCCTGCAAAACTAAAACCTTGACACGGACTACCACCCATAATTAAATCTACGTCTGCGAAATCTTTAGGATCTAGTTTTGTAATGTCACCAACTTGTATTGTTTCGGGAAAATTTTTTTGTGTTATCTCGATAGCATACTTATCTATTTCACTTGCATAGTAAGTGTCAACCTCTATACCTAATTGATCTAGGGCTATCTGCCCACAACTCATACCATCAAATAAACTTAATACCTTAATCGCCATTCCTTTGTTTAAACCATAATCTTGTAGCATATCTTCTACCTTGTGAAGTTTTTTTACCTCTAACACCGCATACAGGCACATGAATTGTTGTTTGTCCTTTACTTTTTTTTGCCATGTTCTATATAGTTAGTTAATTTTGAGAGCCAACATTTAGCTACAAATTCTGCGTGTGAGTAAGGATATTTTTGCATATCTACCTTTCTTATAAGTTTTTCCTCGTCATAAAGATTAACCTGGTAACTGTCTGCTAAATAAATTTTGGCAGTTCTGGTAGTTTCTTTTTCTGCAAATTCTTTTACTAATTTTTTATTCATCTTCTGCCAGTATTAAAAACAACAATAGACTATCAGTTACTAAAATAATAATAAATAATAAAATTGTAAATTGTGTTAGATCAATCATTTTTATTTTCACACTCTTTGCACACTTCTAGTCTAAATATTTTATATTCTTTTTGTTTCTGTCTAAAAATATCTAACGGATATTCTCTCTGACAGATTTTACATTTTCTCTTTTTCATTAAGTTTCATCTGTTTCAAGATCTATAATATTTTTTATATCTTCAGAAATTTCTTTTGGCATATAAATTTTTACAGTCATAGACACTTTAGGATTTTGTCCAGCAACTAAAGTATCTAAATATTTTTCAAAATGAAATCTAAACTCCTCTCTATGCAACCAGGCAAGATTATTTTTAGTTCTTTGTTTGCAGTCATATCGCCAAGCATAATCTAAATTTTTTTCTGTATATAAGATCATAAAATATTTATTTGTTGAAAAATTCCTAATTCTTTCTCTATCCTTTTCTTTGCTATTTTTACATATTCAGGATTAATCTCTACCATAATTGAGTTTCGATTTTGACTTTCAGCAACAATACAAGTTGTGCCACTACCACCAAAAGGATCAAACACAACGCCATTTTCAGGACACCCCGCTAACACACAAGGCTCAATCAAGTCTTTTGGAAAAGTTGCAAAGTGGGCCTCTTTGAATGGCTTTGTTGTTACTGTCCAGACAGATCTTTTATTTTTGTATGGCAAAGCTGTGATCTTTGCCAAACCACCTCTAGTGTCCATACCATGCTGTCCTACCCCTTTTTTAATTTTATCTGGAGAATTAGGTCCATTTGGGAACTTAGCCTTTTCTTTAATCGCCTCATTATCAAAGTAATACTTAACATTTTTACTTAATAAAAAAATATATTCATGTGCTTTGGTGCATCTATCTTTGACACTCTCTGGCATAGGATTAGGCTTGTGCCAGATAATATCTTGTCTTAGATACCACCCGTCTTGCTGTAATGCGAAAGCTACACGCCAAGGTATTCCTGCCAAATCTTTATCCTTATAAAAAGAATGTCCATACATGTCTTTCTTACCACCTTTATGCAAGATGCCATATTTTTTTTGATTTTCGCCACCACCAGCTAGTGTTTGCTCTCTGGTTGAATATCTGCTTTTGCCACTTATATAACTATCTCCAAGATTTAACCAAACAGTTCCATCATCACGCAATACTCTTTTTACTTCCTTAAATACATTTACCAAGTTTTCTACAAATTCTTCTGGTGTATTTTCCATACCAAGTTGACCACCCTCACCATAATCACGCAATCCCCAATAAGGTGGTGAGGTGATACAAGTATTAACAGATTTATCAGGTATTTCTTTAAGTCTTTGAAATACGTTTCCCTTATAAATATTTATTCCCAATTTATACCTCCATTATCATTTATTGGCTCTAATATATTTTTTCTTCTAAATAAAGTTTTCACTTTACTGTCTATTTCTGAACTGTTCGCTTTCACTACTCCACATTTAACCACACGCATAGGATCAAAATCTACGCCTTGATCTGTACAGATTCTTTCCGCCTCACCTTCTGGGGCTAACCAAATTGCAATCGCAGCTCTATGACCATCTACAATAGAACTTGCTCCTCTAATGCTTGCTCTCGCTTGCATACTGTCCTCTGTGCCTGTTAAACCTGTTTTACCCATATGATGTATGCTTAAACAAGCACAATTAAATTTAGCCGATATTCTGGTTGCTAACTGACAATACATTTGACTTGCCTCTTGACTTGTTGTTATTGGAGCGTTCACGAATGATTGAATCGGATCAATTATGACTAACTCCAAGTCATTAATTGTTTCTAACTCTTCAATCAAATCTTCTGCCTGTGTTGTTATCTGTAAACCAGAACTATCTTCTTTGAGCAAAGTAAAGGGTTTGCCATAATCAGGTACAGTAAAAACAAACATATCGTAATTTGTTTCAAATCTTGTAAATTTTGGATCAAGAGCATTTACTCTTCTATGAATTTCTTGTCTATCATCTTCAGCCGCTAAAACGACAACATTGCCAGCTTTTTTTATTGGATTATCCAACCAAATACCACTACCCCTTATTATCTTCAATCCTAAATCTAACGAGAGCATTGATTTACCAACGCCACCAATAGAGGCTAATAACATTGGTTTAGATTTTTCTACCAACCTATCAACTAACCACTCACGGGGCGGAGGATCTTCAACCAAGTTACGAACTGCATATTGTTTAAGTCCGATTCCTGTTTCTGATAACTCCAACCTTACTTGTTCGATACCATGTTCGAGTGCTAGGTCGTTGAAATCTCCAGGTTTGCTTGGTATGCGTGCAATACAATTAGAAATTGCATTAGCACAATCCTCCGCTTTTTGTTTCCCCAAGCCGCTTTTATCATTATCAAAGGCCACCAGAAACCTTGCATTAGTTTTTTCACGCAAGTTGGCTAAAGAGGCAAGGCCAAAATTTGCGGAAAAAATGCAGACAGAGGGGATGCCTGTTGCAAGATAACTGGTGACGGATGTTGCCATACCTTCACAAATAATTAATTTATCTAAATTTGGTAAATCGCTAATATTAAAACCGACTGGAAAAAAATTACCCTTAACTTCACTAGCGGAAACGAATCTTTTTTCTCCCTGTGCAGAAATATACTGCAAACTTCTGATTTCAGCATTTACATTGTAAATTGGCACTACTAAGAGCGTCTTATTTGCTCTCAGGCTTTCGCATTTTATTTTTTTGGTTTCTAAGTAGGGGTGTTTTTCAACCTGTTCATAGCTTTTAAATCTGTTTGCACAATCAACAGCTACTTCATCATAGCGTTCTAATTTGTGTTTTTCAGATTCCTCTTTGGCTTCTTTTAGTTTTTTCTGCAAATCATTACGTTCACGCACGCTCAGATCATTAGTCTGAACGCTCGACCACTTTTTTTCTTCGCCTGTACGCCAGTTCCCGTACGCACAAAAAGTATGCTTACCAAGTTGATTGACCGCATACCAACCAGATTTTTCACCATGCTTATCAGGTCTAGTAATAGAACTTGCTTTGACTGAGCAACGGACAAGTCCGCCACCCGTATCAAGATATGGCACGTCTAAACCAAAGTTATTAAGTTCTGTTAGCAAATCGTCTGTAGTTTTGCCTTTGCCCTCAAATACTAAATTCTGATTTATTACAATGCCATCATTAAAGTATTTCGTCAGTTTGACCAAAATCTGTTTTCCCCGTTTCTGCTTGATAGTTTGCAAAATTCAAATATTCTCTCACGATATTTGCAAACAGTTTCTCTCTATTTGTTTTACTCCATTCGTGCAATGTCCAAGTTTTTTCTGTTTTGGCTATTTTTAAATAAGTTTGTTTAGTTTCTTTAATAGCATAATGTAGCCCCTTTTCTGATAGCCTAGCTTTATTTTTAAGTTTTTCGCCTTTTTGCAATTTTCTTAAATGCGACATTGAACAAGCACCGAAAGTTTTTTTTGTATCAATAAGCAGATAACCTCTAGCGGGTGATTTGCAGTAACCACACAAGCTAGGGTTATCTTGCTTTAAATCAAACATTTCTAAAAAGGAATGTCTGGATCATCTTCTGGTTCTGCTTTTTTAGGTGTAACTTTTTTGGCTACAGCTTTTTTTTCAACTGCTTGCCAATTTTTGCCATAGTTATCATCAATTTCTGCATAACCAGATTCATTATTTTTTACCTCAACCGATACAGTTTTTCCTTTCAGTTCTTCTGTATTTTTGAGTTCTGTTAAACCAGCTGCATTAGCTAACATAGCCAATGATTGCCGACCAATATCAATCGCTTTAGGATTATTTGAACCAACAGTAAATGTGCAAGGCACAAAATGATTCGTTCCCTCAACTGAAAATAGCATTTTTATAGCTACCCATCCATTTTTTCCAGAGATTTCCTCTGCGCTAACATAACTTACGTTATATCTTCCTGGTTGTAACGCCTCTTGTTCAAGAGTTGCGTCCACCTCTAAGTCGTAATTGGATAAATCCATTATTTTCTCCTTAACGCCAACACTTATAGTTTTGGCAATTTTCTTCATTTTCACCACAATATTTGCAAACTCCGTCCACAAATTGAGGTTCATCATCTTCTAAACTATCCCAAATCGGATGATCTGGATTATCTTTGTATTTAAAAGATTGTTTCTTCATTTCAACATTTCCTCACGAATAGTAGCCCAATCGAAAGGAAGTTCTTCTGGTAGGCCATATCTATTCTTTGCAAGATATGCTGGCTTTTCTACTGTGTAACATACTCTGTCACCGCTAACGGCTTTGGTAGTCATGTTGCCACCTTTACCTTGCACTTTAACTGTGCCTAATTTAAAACTAGCGAACAAACAAGCGTCTGAGTGTTCAAGCAACAAGTCAGCAGCTTTTCTGTGAAGTTTAAGCTCGTGTCTATCAAAGGCTTCAATACGAGGATCTTCAACCTTTTTAATTTGGTTGTGTGCTATTTGGATAATAGTCATGCCTTTGTTTCTTAAGTCATTAAGAATATCAATGTATTCACGCCAATAACTCAAAACTGTGACATAACCCTTACCAAAGCCAGGTTGCTCAATGGTTTTCCAGCCATTATCTTCACAAGCCTTGTTCCATATAAGTGGCTCTAACCAATCCAATGAATCTATGATTAAGGTTTTAAAATCATGTTTCTCTTCTTGTAATGTTTTTAGATAGGACATGAAATCAGTATAAGATTTTGCAACAGGAAAATGATCTGCCTCTACTTTACCTAAACCATCTTCAGTCAAAATAAAAATAGGTTTATTGGTAGTAGCTCCGAAAGAAGTTTTACCAACTCCAGCTCCACCATAAATTACAATTCTTGGCGGCTTGACTTTGGCTTTTTTCTTAATAAGTTCTAAGCTCATTTTTCATCCTTACTAGATTTAACTACAGTTTTTTTTGGTAGCGCCTGTTCTAGTTTGTTGGCTTGGTTTGAAATGTAGGCATCTAAGATTTGATTTGTTCTTACCTCAAGTATTGCCTCATTATGTTTGTTCGCTCTAGCATTTTTAATCTCTAAAGCTGCACTCAACTCTGTCGCTAAAGGACGAGTTGAATCATCTAAATCTTCGTCAAAAACATCTCTACTTTCACCAGATTGTGAGGTTAAAGTAAAGAGTTTTTCTTTTGCATCAGTTTTTACCGACATTTTTTTCTCCTATATTTAAGTCCTGATAAACAGGACATTTCGCTTTCGCATTACAAAAGCGACAATGATCGCCAAAGACAAGCTCTGGCTCTTCTCTCTCGCAGGCATCAGTAGCCTCTTTAAGAAAACTGAAACCCCAATCGACTAGATCTGTTGCGGATATATCCCAACTTCTAATGGGTCCATCAGGGCTAAATGATCTTGGTTGCACAATGGTTAATTCAAGCGTTGTATCTTCGTTACCATAACGTGATAAAGCTCCTAAACCATAAATCATTAACTGTGTATTATTTTTTGGATCAACAGGGAATTTGCCAGATTTAAGGTCGCATACAACTAATCTATTTTTTCCAATAATTAGTGCGTCAGCCGTTCCCCAAACATTTTGGCTTATCTCTTCTATTGATACTCTCTCTTCTATTAACAATTTTCCCTCTAGTTCTTTTTGCCTTTTTCTTACATAATCAACATATACTTTGGCACAATCAATCATACTCTGATCTATTGTGATTATAAAATCTTCTATATTCTCCTCTTTATTTAAGTAATAATCTTCCAGCGTTATATTATCCAAGCGGTCTTTTAACTGCGCCTCAACCATTTGGTGAACTAATGTTCCATTAGCAGCAGCTTCAGACACTTGATAGGGTACATCCTGTGCCAACTTTGGCATACCAGGACACTTCAACCAAATGTTAGAGGCTGAAGGGCTAAGAAGAGCATGAGCCATTACTTATATAAGATTTATTTTCTAATTCAATAATTTCTGCTAGATCATATAAGACCTTGCCACCAATTTTGTAATAGTTTGGACCTTCACCACGACCACGCCAGTTTTCAATAGTTCTTGGGCTTTTATTCCAACGCTTCGCTAACTGGCTTGTATTTAAGAAATTTCTCTCGTTGTTTGTATCTTCTTGCATAAAACTCCCTTTTTGTTCTATTTTGGTTTAGTATATACATAAAAATACACTTTACAATGTAAAAGTGTAAAATTTTAGGAGAATATTATGGGAATTAAAAAAGAGAATAATATGGTTGATAAACCAGCACACTACACAAAGGGATCTATTGAGTGTAAAGACGCAATAAAATCTGCTTTGGGTAGAGAGCAATACGAAGGATTTTTGCGTGGCAATATACTTAAATATGTATGGCGAGGTCCACATAAAGGTGAAAATCTGGAGGATTATAAAAAGGCTCGTTTTTGGCTTGATGAACTTATCTCCGAAATAGAGGAAATGTAATGTTAAATGATATAAAAATAAGAAAAGATGGCTTATTTGATGGCATTGATGATCCTATTCTTAACGAAAGATATGGCAAAAAAGCCTTGTGGATTGATAGATTTTTGCATAATAAATTGCAAAAAATATCAAAAACCAAAAATAAAAACCCACAAGCAATAGCCGAATATCTAATTAGTTTGGGAATATCAACTGTTGAAAATTCTAATATGCCAACAGAAATTACTTTTGATATAGATAAATTATAAATCTGTAATCAAGTTCTCAATATGGTTGCCAATCTTGTTGGCGTTCTCAATACTTTTCTCTTCGTGAATATGAGCATACCTTTGTGTCGTAGCTTGATCTCTGTGGCCAAGTAGTTCACCCACGTCAGCAAGTTTAACTACCTGTAATGACCAAGAGGCGTAACTGTGTCTAATGTCATGCAAACGCACATTATCAATATTGCAATTTTTTAATATAGTGTGCCAGGCACGTCTAGGTGATTTTATACCGACAATATAATCAGAATCTTTTGTAGTTTTATCTAACATACCAAGAATCTGTGGGGATAAATATATAATTCGATCCTCACCTAGACGATCATTTTTATGATTTTTAATAATTAATTTGTTGTCGTGAATGTCTGTCCATTTAGCTTGTGCTATCTCACCTTTTCTAGCACCTGTTAATATCAATAACCAAATAAATAAAATTGATTTTTTATATATTGGATTTTTTTGCAGTCTGTTCATTTCACGCACAACAGCTATCAACTCTTTATTAGTTAAATATCTTTTGCGTTTATTTTCTCTATTTTTATTAATGTGTGTAGCTGGATTATTTTCTACCAAAGATAAAGTAATGGCTAAGTTAAACATAGCTTTAAGTGTAGTTAGTATGTTGTTAGCAACAAATGGCGCACGTTCAGATATACTTAAATGTAATGATGCAATATCACCACGAATTATATCTGTAATTGGTTTATCACCAAGTATGGGTTTTATATTGTTGTCGTAAAGTTGATTAATTTTATTAGTGGTTTTACAACCCCTACGTTTTAGATCACGAAGATACAGCTTGAATAACTGATTCAGATTTTGTTTCATTTTTTCTCTCTCTTAATATATTTATTATCTCAATCGCAGTTTTCAATGATTCATGCGGATTGAAACTTTTAATAAATTCTAACTTCTTTTGATATGTTTTGCCAAGATTTTCGTTAGGTGCAAAAGTAACCTTATCTGAAGGTAGAAAAACAAAAGCGAAAATATCAACTTCTTCTTTATTATATAATCTTTGTTCTCCTGTATTTGATATTTTCTTTTTTATATCCCACCTTACCCAATCAGCATTGTTTCTTTCAAAAGGAGAGGCTGAAGTTTTTACTTGTATTTTATAAGATTTGTTATTAAGAACTGCTAAGAAATCGTAACGTGAGTGTGATGGACATTCAAAGATCTCGTCAAAGTATCTAGCGAGGTAGCTGGCGGTGAGGTATTCCCCCGCACGGCCAACTTGGTTTGGTGTCATTCTTCAGTTTCATTTATAGGAACTTGACTTAATTGTGATCCAAAAAAGGGTGACAAACCTCTTACTACTGGATCAGCGCTAGTTAATAAACCAGTAGTTGGTGACATTCCCCCTATCCTTGCCATAGCAAGCTCAGAAAGAATTGCTGGAGGTCCTAATGTTACTAATTTTGTTGGATCTATAATTATATCTTGAGCCAATAATCTTGATGCTGTTCCAGTTTCAGGAAATTGAGAACCCAAAATTTGTTGAGCTTGTTCTGCTGTTTCTTGTAAGGGTTGTTTGCCAGCGATTGTTTGTCTTTTTCTTAAAGTTTCATCTTGTTTTTTTACTGCTCTTAATAGTTGAGCTGGCGTAAATATGCCTTCATTAACTATTGCATTTTCCATAGCTCTATTTATTGGTATCATGTTTTTGTAAACTTGATTTATTTTTTTAAGCTGATCTGAATTGGGGTTTTGTAAATCTATTTCATTTTCTAAAAGTCTTTTTATATTTGATAAAACCTCACCAACATCTCCTTCAAAACCACCCCTTTTTTTATAGCTAGATGATAATTTTCTTAAATCAGTTTGTGCATTTTTTAATAAATTACCAGAAATTTTTCCATCTTTAATTTGCGTTAAAATAGTTTTATTAACGATTTTTAAAACTCTTTCCTGTTCTTTTGGATCAAGTATGCTATCTTCTATTGTGTTTAATATTTTATTTTCAAAGTTACCTAAATCTGAAATAGATAATTTTGGTAAAATTTTTGCATATTCTTCATCCAATCTATCTTGAACAAATTCAAAAGATTCTCTAGGTGTTAAATTTTTAGGAATTTTTATATTTAAAGGTTGTACAGCTTCGTTAATAAAGACTTGGTTTGTTTTTATTAAACCTTCTAATCTTTTCCCTTGAATTACTGCACCAGCACCAGGGTAAGAGGTAGTTAAATCTTCTAAAGCTGTAATTAATGATGATCCAATAGAGCCTTGATCTCTAAGAGATTGTCCTGGTGTTAATGGTATGCCTTTTTCTTGAAGTTTTTTTGCTATCTTAGACTTTTGTGGTAGTAATTTTTCTGCGGCTTTAGATACGCCACCACCTAATGTAGCACCTAAAGCAGCGCCAGTTAGTCTTTCTTCTGCACTTTCTCCAGTTCCAGCTCCATACAATGCTCCTTCAATTGCACCTATTTTTCCAGCGCCAGTTAATCCAAGTCTAGCCAATCCTGCTCCACCAAGCAAAGCTGATGGTATGCTTGCTAATGCTTCAGAACCATATGCTGCTACAGGTGCTTGCTCCCTAAAAGCATCAAGTTCCGATCTAATTGTTTCTAAATTTTCTTCATAACCTTTATCGCCAGCTAATGATCTTACAAAAGCCTCAGCTTCATCAGCAAAACCAAATAATAATCCTTGTCCTACAGATCTACTAAGACCTGTTGTAATATCTAGTTCTTGTGATTGTCTTTTAACTTTTTTCTTTGGAGCTGGCATTATTTTTCTCTATAGAACGTCCTCGTCAGTTAAAATTCTAAATTCTCCATATTTTCCATCATAAACAAAATCACCAGCTTTTAGTTTACCCTCTTTAACTTGTTGATCGAAACTTTGGTCGCTATCATAAGATTTGAATACAGGGCCTAAAACACCATCTGCATATTCACCAAAACCAATTAAATCTCCTGCTCCTAAATTTTCATCCTCTATATATTTTTCCATTAATTTTAACCTTTCTCTGTTGTGTTTAGCTACAGCACTCATACCACCAACTATTAAAAGGTTTCCACCTTCTTCTAGCTGTAGGCTTGGTGCAGATTCTCTAAATAGTTGTACTTCAGTGTCAGAAGTAGAACCAGAACCAGCCACTCTCATTCTAGGAACAATATAATTTACAGTTCTTGTAAATAATTCTTTAGATTCCAGTCCTTTCAATTCATCTTCTGGCAATATATTTAGACCAGCTGCAAGCCTTTGAAATGGTATTTTTAATTCTTCAAATATACCTGTTTCAAGCTGTCCACCTTGAAGCTGTTTTTGTAAAATATTTAACCTGCCCTCTATATCAACGAATTGCTGTACTTGTTCTTGTGCATCTTCAAGAGTTCTAAAAGCTGATTTTGTGGCTTCTTTTTGAAATTCTGTTTCTACCTCTTGGTCTATACTGACAACAGGTGATTTTTTTTGTTGTAAATAATCAATAAATGTTCCTTTATATCCTTGTTTAACCGCTAACAGATAATTTTTTTGATCTGCTGTCAAATCTGAGTCCATTGTATCAAGCATACGAGGATCTACACCACCTCTAATTAATTTAATTTGATCTGCATATTTTGGATTTTTTTCTAATTCTTTCAAAATTGCCTCTTGCTCTCTTTCTCTTTTTTGTTCTTGTAAAATCTCTACTCCTCCTAATACAGCCCTAGTTGGATCTCGACCACTCAAAGAACTTCCTAAACCAAGCAAGGCTAAAGCAACTCCTGGTGGAATGTTGCTTAAAAATGGTCTTGAACTTGATCTGCCCTCATCTGTTTGATCAACAATCTGATTTACTTGTGTTTGTGTTGGAAAAGGTGCGCTCATGGTTTTATTATGCTGGTGGTGGTCATGATGTTCCAAAAGCACCACCTATTGCTAATGATGCTAATAAAGTTGCAAGCTGTCCTGCAACATCAGCACCACCTACATCCCTTCTTTGAACTTGTGATGATCCTGTTGGTATTCCAAACGCTGCTTGTGATAGTAACCCAATTTGTTGTGCTGGGTAAGCTAATGCACGATCAAACTCGCCTCTTGCTGCTGTAAGAGCTGCTTGTTGTAGTTGTCTTTGTTGTGCGCCTGTGCCTAATAAACCAGATATAGCCTGTTGTTGTGCAAGCTGTTGTTGTCCTAATAAATTAGCTCTAAATTGTTGTTGAGCAAGTTGTCTTTCAATATCGGATTGAGCAGCTCTTTGTGCTTGCTCAAAACCAACTTGTCTTAATTGTGCTGCGGTTCTGCCTGCTTGCTCAACAAAAGGTCTTGCTGCTTCAGATTCAATTAAAGCTGACCTTGAGCCACCAAAAGCGCCAGCTCTTATTGCTCTTTCTTGAGCTTGTCTTTGAGCAATATCTTGCTGTCTTTGTATGTCACTAAGAGCAACATCTACTACCTGTTGTTCAAATGGTGATCTGTATGCACGAATATCAGCATCTAATAAAGATGGCGCTGGTTGTTGCATTAACTGCTGTCTTTGAGCAAATACATTTAATGGTTCTGCTTGACTAGCTACTCTTCTTTGAAATTCAAATCCTCTTAATTCGTCTGGTGAGAAACCAGCCACCTGTGGTCCTATGTAGGGTGTAAATGGTTGTTGAGCTACTGCTCTAGCTTGACCATATATATCTCTATATATATTTTGTTGAAATTCTGGAATTACTGTTTCTGTTGTTGTTGCACCTTTACTCATAAATCTTTTTTTATTATATATTCTGGTTCAAAACCTAAATGTTTTATTTTTTTAATCCATCCTTTACGCCCCCCTAAATAAAGTCTTTTTACATTTGCTCTACGAGCAAAATCCTCTATATAGGGAAACATTTCTTCAAGTTCTTTATAATCACCACCAGCAAATAATAAATTCATTGCTCTGTATTGTGGGAATATAATAAACTCTGTTATCATGGCTGATTTTTTACCTGGCCATAAATGAAATATTCCTTGTCTTATTCTATCCTCTATGTCATTAATTGTATAGCCATCTTGATGTTTTACAGCTCCCTCAATCCAATGTTTGCAACGCTCCCATTGTATTTTCCACTCCTCTTTTGCTTGAGATTGTCTGTCTAATTTTTTAATCGCCTTTTGCATATTCTATAACGCTAAAAACTAAATCAATGTTAGCGTGATTGACTTGTCCTTTTATGATCTCGCCAGCCAACAAAATAACTCCATTACCTTTTATTAATTCTTCAGTGGCATGAGCTGATATATTGTGTTGTTTAAAAAGAAAAAACTCATTAGAGCTTGTATCAGTTATTGATATATCTAAGTTTGTTTGCTGATTGCCTGTATCACACGCAAACAAATTCTTAACAACAACAAAATCAAAGTCACCGCCAGATGGCGCTGTATAAATTGTTTCTTGCGTTGTGCCAGCAAAACTATGTTTTACATTGATGGCTCGTTGTATGTATTGTCTTTGTGAGGATAAGTCCATTATCTTTTACCCCTTGCTTTTGCATCCACCCTAACCTGACCAAGTTTAAAATCTTGGTTTGTGTCACCTTCTACTTTCATTGAAATAGATCTTGCAGTAAATCTTGCATCCATATAACCATCTGATTCAAAAGTAAATGAGCCAAAGTCTGTTTCTGCACCATTTGCTGTAAATTGTCCTGTAAATGATAAAGTAACGCCAGGAAGCGTTGTAGCTTCTGAATCTGGTATGATCTGATTGACTTGAGCTAGTTTATCTCCTTGTCCTATTTCAATAGGCCCTGTTTTGCAAAATGGTTTAGTTGAGCCTAATCCTAAAGAGTTTTCTAATAAGGTAGATTCATGCTGTAGTATATTGCCAGAGCCATCACCAGCTATAGGATATTCTAAAACACCTTGATCCCACCAAGCACCTCTATCGACACCTGTGCCTTTACTCCAGACATTATCTTTATAGTTCCAAATAACATATCTTGATGGTGTGTAACCAGTATCAGCATCACTTGGAAAAAACCACCATATTTCATTGTAATTAGAATTGTGACCACCCACCGCAACTTTTCTCATAGGATAATCTAAATTATCGTAGATATAATCATGCACATCACATGATACTTCTCTAACATTACCATCATAAACAAAGACAGAATTTTCTCCCAACCAAGCAAGAAAATCACCTGTGCTAACAACAGACCTCATACCCAAAGGACGGCAACTTTCACCAGCTTGTGCAATGCCATAAATAAAAGGATTACCAGAATAATACATTCTACTTAGACCTGTTTCTGTAAAAACTATAGTGTCTAATTTGTATTTTTTTGCACCTATAATTTCACCAGAACTAGGAACTATTAAATCTCCTGCGGTATTGGTGGCTTTAGCTGTCCAGTTATTATTATCTTCTCTATTAGACCAGGCTATTTTTCTAGGATCACCACCTGAACCAAAAGTTACTAAATGTCTTTCATTTGTTACTACTATAGCTTTATTGTTTGTTGGTGCATTGCTTAATACAGTAGCGATAGTATCTGCTGATCCACTTGAATTAGATTGCCACCTATATACCTTACCATCACCAGCGAAACAAATTATTAAATCTTCACCCCAATTATCAAAAGAAAAATCTCTAGTGTTTAAAGATAAGCCTGATTGACTTCGTGCATCACCATAATCTTCAACACCCCAATGATAAGCACCATAACCTAAAGGATCTGCACTTGCATCATTTACAAAACCAACTGGAGTTATATCTGTTGTAGAACCTTTATAAATGACAAATATTTTTTGTCTTGTGCCAACAGCAATAACTGGATTGCCTGCATTGTCATTATAGGCATATAGGGCAATAACCTCTCCTGTTATTGTGCCATGTGATAATTTTTCCCATCCTTTTATGGGTGTGAGATAACCATTTTGAAATCTGACTAAATTGCCATCAACCCAACGGCCTTTGTTGGAATATTCTGTGCCGTTAGTGACTATTCCTGCGGGTGGTGTAATTGATACTAAAGCCATTCACTAATTACTGCCCTCTAGTGATTCAATTCTACTTTGTAAATCGTCTATTATTGCTTGTTGTTCTTGAATAGCCTTTACTAAGTTTGGAACTAAGGGTGCAAAATCTAACATCCATTTTTCTGTATCTGAACCAACTGTGACACCTCTTGCATAAGCGCCTATATCATCAAAGGCTTGTTTGTAAGATTGAGCGCCAAAACCACAACCATCAGTAACTCCTTCCGATGGTCTTGTATACTTTATTGGTTCTAGTTTAGAAATTAAATTTAAACCATCAGCTGGTCCTGTAATAGTTTTGTATCTTTCATCAGATTCAACTGCTAATGTCATAGCATCACCTGAAAGATCGTAGTCTATTTTTCCTAAACTTGAGTTAGCATTTTTTCTATAAAATCTAACAAATCTATAAAAAGAAGCATCACCGGTATCTGAATCTAAAGCTAAAACTGCATCATCATTGTTACCTGTCTTTTTAAGGTTTAATATTTCGTTTTCAAATATTGTTGTGCCACCTATAGATACTTGACCACTAGCATTAATTTGCATCCTTTGACCACCACCAGTATCAAATCTGATAATATCTTCGTCAGAAGATTCTTCACATTGAACTTTAGTATCGCCGTCAGCGTCTTGTATAGCTGTTGGTGTTGAAGATATAGTAGCAAAAGATAAAGCTCCACTTCCGTTTGTTTGTAAAACTTGGTTAGCACTACCATCTGATGTTGGGAAAGTGTATGCACCATTAAATTGGACTACTTGGCTTTCATTAATACCAATAGCAACGCTTGTTCCTACTGTGCTGCCATGACCAATAACAAGATCATCTACAGAATCATCAAGTGCAATATAGAAATCTTGTGCATTACCATCAAATTGAATTGTGACATCTTCTGCGCCAGCATCACCCAATGTTAATTTTGGAGTTGTGCCTTGAATAATTACATCACCACCAAAAGTTACAGCTCCCATTGAAACTGCTGTACCTGATGTGCTAAAAATTGCATCAACAGTATCTAAATTTGTATTTAATTTTGTACCCCATGTGTCGGTAGAAGCTCCGACTTCTGGTTTTACTAGACTTAAATTTGTTGTGTTTGTATCTGCCATAATTACCTATTTGATATTTGTTCTGTCCAAGTTGTAGATGGATTTGTTTGATCTGTCCAAACTACACTTGGATTTATTTCTTTCTCCCATTTTAAACGACCATCTACAGAAATGCTAGAAGTATTGTTGATTGATGAAGCTCCTTGTTTAATAAGACCAGCTGAAGAACCAACAGAAGAAACTGTTGTTATTGTTGCTTCTCCGACATTAATTTGAGTTCCTTCTGAGGTAACAGATGAAGATACTGTTATACTTGATTCACCAATATTAACCTGAGTTCCAGCAGATGATACAGAGGAAGATGCTGAAACAGAACTAGATCCTATTAGCAAGATTACTCCAGCACTAGATAATGATGCTGAAGAACTTATTGAGGTCGCACCTTCACGAATAAGCAATCCGTCAGATGATAATGATGATGAAACATTTATATTAGATTCACCTAAATCTATTTGTGTGCCTGAGCAACTAACTGATGCAGATGCGGATATATTTGATGTTGCTAACTCATATTGGGTATCACCCCAATTTGATCTGCCATAACTACCAAACCCATATCCTTGTTGGGCCATGTGTTAATCCAACGAAATAGTTACTGAACTTGCGTTAAATCTAAAGACATCACCACTACCTACAGTTTTACTTGCTGTTAATGCACCATAGGCAAGTAAATTACCGCTTGATGATGCGTCAAATAAACCCATGTGGGTAATTGTGCCTTGTGATCCTGTAGCTGTTGGAAACTCAACTGAGCCACTATTAGATATTGAGCCACTTGAAGCAGCACTAAAAGCCATAACCTGTCTTGCATAACCATTGCCAGAAACTTCTGTGCCACCACCTGCGTCATTTGGTGCAGCAGTGAATAAAGCCACATAAATATTAGATGGAGCTGTATAAGCTGAATTTCTAAAAACGTGGTCTAAAACTTCTAATTCTAAAAAATTACTAAATGACATAAATTCTCCTAGTCTCCTTTCATATAATAAACATTTTTCTTAGCTTTTCCATAACTTTTTCTTCTTTGTAGTAATGAACCTTTAGCAAATTTAGCTTTTTCATCTTCCATTCTTATTTCTTCAATGGCTTTTTCAAATTGGTTGTTAAAAAGTACAGCTCTATCATCTTCCATTAAAAATACTGATGCGTGTTTTAATGCACCATATAAATAAACATCTGGATGATCGTTAGAAACAAAATTAGATGTATTTGAATCGCTTAAAGGTGTTACTTTTGCATAATAGGTTAGCTGTAAGTCATAGTTTTGATCTGGGGTTGGTGCAAATTCCAAAGTATCATTGACAATAGCAAAATATACAGGCTGTCCACTAGAGTTATCAATACTTCTTCTATAAACATCTAAAGATTCTACTGATTGTTGGAATAATGGAGAGAAATTATTTGAGACTATTTCAACATTAATAGCTTCCATCCAATCACTTGGTAATGTTAGATATTGATTTTCTAAAACAGCATTTGCTCTTTTAACCATATCTTTTGTTCTTATTTTTCTATTTATTTCTGCTTCAGCTTGGTCTATAAAAATATCTAACTGATTTGTTAAATCAGATCTATTCAAATATGAAGCAATGTTTGTTTTTAATTCACTATAAGTCATGTTTATATTTTACCCTTCCAAACCCTAAATAATTTATTATCAGGATTATTTAACCATTTTTTTAAAGCCCTCTTATCACGAATAGAGCCATCTCTAACCATTCTTTGATATATTACCATAGGAATTTCTGCAACGTGCCTAAATTCTTTACCAGGCTTTAGCTCTCCTAATTTTTTTGTTAATTCTATAACAGGTTGTACGTTTTGTGAGGTGTGGTAAATGTGTTTGTTATCTTCGGTTGCAAATTCATTTTTGTAACCTGTTTTATGATCGATAATAGTTTTTACAGTCATAATAAAATGGGGGGCAAAAGCCCCCCTAAAGGTTAGTTATTAACCTGCGTCAGTAGATGAAACTTTAACATCTGCAACGATACCATGTGCTGCTTCGTTTTTAACCTCAAGACCATATTCACATACAATCATTTTGGTTTCTGCATCACCGATAGTTGAAATATCAATAGTTTCAAAATCTCTTAAATATGCAACTGCTGCATATTCAGGATCTAACAGATGAACTGCTTGCTCTCTACTTCTGTTTGATGGCACAACTTGTAGTTCACCAAAATCACCTGAGTAGATAGAAACAGATGCTTCTACTGTATTAGCATCAACAAACTGTCTTGCTTGCGCTCTTCCTGTGAAACCAGAAATAACACCTTTGTTATATGGTCCGCACATTAAGATTGAAGGCTCTGCACCACTAGCGAAACATTGTTGTTGAACATCTTTAACCATAGCTTCGGTTAAATCTCTTCTAGTTCC